CCAAGAACTACAAACTACTTTTCAATTAATTGACGAAACATACGGTCGCGGATGGGTTCATGACGACGATCCCAAGTTTACAGTTGCAGGTGTAATATACCTAAGCCCAGATGCACCTGATGGGTCTGGAACAACATTATACGGCGACCAAACAGATTTTAACGGCGACTTGTATACTGAGATTTTTATGAATGATGTGCTAGTAGCAGATGCTGAAGAACGAGCTAGAGCTGCCAAGTACAGAGAAGAACAAATTTCTCACTTCACTCCAACTACAGAAATAGGGCATGTATACAATAGATGTATTATGTTTGATCCACGAACTTGGCATAGTGCTGATCAGTTCTTTGGAACTAACAAAGATAATACACGCCTAACACAAGTATTTTTTATCAGAGCACTCTAATGCGTAGAACACTAAAGCAACCTATAAAAATAATTGACGATTTCCTAGAAGCTCCAACACTATGGAGACACTTTGGTTTGCATCAATCACTGCAATCTGGAAATTATCCTGGGTTAGAGTCTGAACATATTGATGCATTAAACCCTGCATTGTTCCACAGAATTGCCTCTAAATTAATCAAGCACATACCTACTGCTACTTCTTTTTCTTATTTGAAAATAACATATTCATTGGTAGATGCATCGTATAATGCTGGATGGATTAAACAATCTGATCCTGCATGTAATATTTCAGGAACTATATTTTTAGATCCTGCGCCTACATTGAACACTGGTCTACAGTTCTTTACTAAAATTAAAGACAGTGATCAAAACTATTATAAAATGTTTGACGATGAAGTTGCGGCAAGTCCAATAGACCGTGCAGGCTTTATCAAATACAAGGATGAACAGGCATCATTATTCCGTCGAAATATGACTGTTGAAAATGTTATGAATCGATGTGTGTTGTTCCATCCTGATGAATGGTATCGAGTTCCTAGCTACTACGGATCAACACTAGAAGATTCTAGACTAGTTATTAACTTTGTTGGAATAGCAATATGAACACACAGTACGGATCATTTGCAAATTACGGTTTTATCAAAGCCCAAGTGCCTACGCCTTTATTAGAAAAGTTGCGAGCTGAAGTTGACGAGCTAGATGCATCATCGCCTAAATTCAACATGAACTTAGCAGGCAATCTTGAGTCAGAATTTAAGCTAGGTAAGAATAAGGAAGAGCTAGAAGCGTTCTTATTAACTCTGTGTCAAATGTATACACAGTCTTGGGACTTGACTAGAACTGTAAAAGATTTGAGATCTGATAATTTAGAATTGTATAGTCATTGGGTTAATCTGCAAAAGAAGCACGAATTTAATCCGATGCATTCACATGACGGAGCATATAGCTTTGCCTTATGGTTAAAAGTTCCGTACACTATACAAGATGAAATTAATCATCCAAGTAGTGTTAACTCCAATTCCCCACGCGGCGGCATGTTTTCTTTCATATATACTAACATATTTGGAGAAATTAGAGAAGCTGAGTTTCCTGTAGATCGTAGTTACGAAGGTACTGTATTTTTGTTTCCCTCGTGTTTACAGCATACAGTATACCCATTCCGCAGTTCAGATGACACTAGGATATCTATCTCGGGAAATTTAAGAAGAAAATTATGAATGATATTATAGAGATTGAAAATGTTATCCCGTTAGATTATCAAAAGCATCTATTGGACTTAACTACTGGATTTAATTTTCCATGGGTGCTAAACAAGAATATCGTATCAGGCGATGACTGTTTTGCAGACCAAAAAAATAATCCGGCGGGTTTCAATCACTTCTTTTACGAGAATAATAAACCAACTAGCAACTTCTTTGATATAATTTATCCGATGGTTATGAGCATAACTAGCCAAGTTAAAGACTTGCCTATTAATAGATTAATCCGTGCTCGTGCAAACTTAACACTGGCTAATCATGCTCCTGAAGCTGATCAGTTTATGCCTCATATTGATAGTTTCTTTCCACACTATGTTGCTATCTACTATGTCAATGATAGTGACGGAGATACAATTATCTTTAATGAAACTAATGATACATATGACTCAGGCGATACAGACATTAATAAAATCAAAACAGGTCCATTTACTATCAAGCGTCGAGTAACACCTAAGCAAGGCAAGGTATTATTGTTTCCTGGAAATTATTATCATACAGCTAGCTTCTGCAAATCGTCAAAGTACAGATGTTTGATCAACATGAATTTAGGATCATTCTTACTATGAAAGATTATATACTACACCAATCAGAGTATATTCTGACACATCGTAATGACATTGATATTCATCTTGCAGAAGCACACAATAATTTTAAAAGATTATTTCCCACTGCTGACTCGACTTGGTCTTATAACAAATATAATCTGTTTGCACTAACTGCACCGTCTAGCATTTTTTATGAAATGTATAAAGAATTAAGAAATATAGTCAGAGGACAGTTAGGCGATCAAAGACCGTTATGGATACAAGCGTGGGTTAACTATCACAGACCTGAAGAAGTATTAGATTGGCACGAACACGAATTTGATTATCACGGATATATTAGCATTGATCCTAAACGCACAAATACTGTGTTCGAAGGATATTCTATAGAAAATAAACCTGGACAAATATATTTTGGCCCAGGTTATAGAAAACATAAAGTAGAAGTATTAGAACCTTTTGAAGGTTATAGAACTACTATTGGTTTTGATATACATGCAACTCCAGTTAATCCGCTAGTTCAAGACTATATCGAGTTACCGTTTGTTAACATGTCACTGATACCCTTATTATGAAAGACGATTATATAATTATTAAAAACGCAGTTTCACCTGACTTGTGTAAGTTTATTGCACTTGAATATGAAATGATGGAAACTGTTTGCAATCATTTATATCAAGGCGCTGACTTATCTGACCTATGTAAAAACACATTTGCTAGATACAGTCCCTTAATGATGGAAGCATTGAGTGTGCAACTACAACCACAAATTGAGACAGCAGTTAACATGCGATTATTTCCTACCTATTCATATGCTAGAATATACTATGAGGGTAGCGAGTTACAACAGCACTTTGATAGGCCTAGTTCAGAAGTCACTGTAAGTGTATGCTTAGAAAAAGGCGTAGACTGGCCATTATATGTGCAGAATGCAGAAGGTGTAACTCATGCACTTGAGTTAGAAGTTGGTGATATTGGAATATATTCAGGGCGCAAACACAAACATTGGCGCGAACCGTTATCTGGAAAAAGACACATTCAGGCGTTTTTACAATATGTAAATGCTGAAGGTGACGATGCCTGGCTAAAGTGGGATACTCGGGCTTGTTTAGGCTTACCCTTTGAGTATACTAGCCAGGCAATTCAAAATGAGCTAAAGCACATTGCTAGCGTTAAGGACTTGCTCGATAACGCTAGAAGAAATTAATTAGGCTTCTTCAACTAAGAACGGGCCGGCTACGATTCTTTTAACACCGTGGCGCTCTTCAAAAATCTTTGCGGCTTCGTCTCTATTTTTAGCTTCGCAAGTATCTTCCATAACGGCTAGTGTCCCTGCTGGTTCAGGCTGTCTTAGAATCATCTTATATGTAGGCATTGTATGTCTCCTTTTACTATCTATTTATGCTGTGCGCTGGACCCATTCTTCAATGGTCCAAAACGGCTTAACGAGATCTTGGTATCTCGATTCGTTGATATTTAGTACTTTTTGTCCTATGGGCAATAGTCGTTGATGCACATTTGCCATAGTAGAATGATCAAATACTGTTAGTCCTTGCAGAACCATTAGCCATGCAGTGTATGAATACCCGTTAACATACGGCTCTGCATCAGTACACATGTAGTATTTCTTCCAGCCTGCTAGTTTTTCTTGCAAGCTATCAGGAACACGGAAGCTATCATATGCATGGCTTTTCCAGAAATCTGTATCTCTGCGTTGTCCTCGATAATGCAATGCTAAGAAATCTCTGATGTCTTCAGTAATATGCCATACACGATCGTTAAATCTATCAACACGGGCAGTATCTATGTCAGCCTCAAATGGCTTCCACAAGTCGAATAGTGCCCATAAGTTCTCAATAATAACACCAACTCCGTTAGCTTCTAAGGGCTCTAAAAATCCACTACTAAGTCCAATAGCTATAGTATTATTACGCCATGCTTTTTTCATGATGCCTGGAGTGAAACTAAAATTTGCAATAGGTTCAATATGCTCACCAAACTTTTGTCTTGCTTCGTCTAAGGCTTGATCAAGTGTTAGATGATCGGGATCATAAATGTAACCGTTGCCTGAACGATGTCTAAGGTTGATATTCCAACTCCAACCATACTTCATTGCCGTGGCATTTGTTGTTACTGAATATTCAGGTTTATCCCACCATGCTACTACTGCTCTCGCTGGGAAGTAATTAGTGTAATCTACAATAGGTTCTTGATAAACTTTGCCAACTAATAGTCTAGAAAATCCTGAACAGTCAAAGAACCAATCAGCAGGTAAATCACGCTGACCGTCTAACACTATACTTGTAATGTTACCCTTCTCATCTTGAATAGCATGTTGGTATTCACCTTCAACTAAGTTTATACCCCTAGCTAATGCAGTGCTCTTAAAGTATGCGGCACCCGCTCTGCTTTCAAAATGCCACATAGGAACACATGGCAACTCAAAGTTAGATGCACCAAATGGTACTTTATTTTCTTCAATGAACTTGTTAGCGTAGAATGCTTTTGCTAGAGGAGTGTTGTTAGCAATGATTGTTTTTAAGTAAACATCTTTTTCTTTTTCAGCATTAAGTATGCTAAACACTGTGCCTAAATTTAATTCTTCTTGAGGTGCATTGTTAACATAATCAGTCCAGCCGTCTAGCCACGGAGCATGATCTGTTTGCAAGCAATGAATGAATTCACTACCAACTCCGTTCCAATCTTTAAACTTACCGCCTAACTTAGGAGTGGCATTTACTTCACGAACAAAATGGTCGTTATCAATTTTTAAATGTCTTAACAAAGCAACAAAAGTAGTAGTACCACTTTCGCCTGCAATGATAGGAGGACGCTTAGGATCTTCTACTACAGTGATATCAACTTTAGGCCAGTTGCGTTGTATAAACAATGCAGTTAGCCAGCCAGCAGTACCGCCGCCGAGTACTACAACTTTAGAATTTGTATTTAATTTCTTCATATCTGTCTTTAAGAATGTTAATTGCCTGACGGTGAGTAAACACTGGCTCGTTAGTAGCAATCATATTACCTTCTGCAATCATTTTATTTGATATAGTAGTAAACATATCTAAGTGCTTTTTGTACTTGTCATCAATCGCGGCAGTATTAAACATGTCTAGTCCGTGCATGACTTGAGCATAATTCAAGTGCGAGAACAGTTGCATCGGAGTGTTAAAGTACATAACATTTGGAAAACTATTTTTAAAATAGTCTAAGTACTGTCGATTAAAATCAGTTAGAGTTAACTCATTTTTACACCACTTCCAAAAGTCTGTATCTTCTCGTTTTGTAAAATAGTGTAGCTGAATAAAGTCAACAATATTCTTGGCAATGATTTCCATATCGTGATTATATTTGCTAGCTGTTAGTTCTTCTCCTTTGGAATAGAAGAACACCGACGGGACTAGCATAAAACATTGTTGTATTGTAGTACCGATACTGGATGCTTCTAATGGTTCAACAAAAATCCCACTAAGACCAATAGTAACGCAGTTCTTCATCCAGAACTTATCCACATATCCGGCGCCAAATTTAACTCGACGGCCTACTTGTATGTTATCAGTAATCTTTAACTCTTTATAGTATTCAGACACTTCGTCGTATGCTTGAGTCTCGTTGATAAATTCATCACAAAATACATACCCGTTACCGTATCTCTCTTGAGTTGGAATTCTCCACACCCATCCGCTGCCTAATGCAGTTGCTTCAGTATATGAAGGAATGTCTTCAGTATAGCCTGTGGGAAATGCAATGGCACTATTCATAGGCAGTTGGCTAGTACAGTCAATCCATTTAGCACCTAACTTGGAAGCAATTACTCTTCTAAAGCCGCTACAGTCAATATAGAAATCATACAGATGACTAGTGCCGGTTTTGTCAATCAACTCTTTAACATATCCTTGTTCATCTAATACAACTTCGTTAACTTCTGTATCGACAATATTGATGTTTCGTTCTCTGCACAATCTATGCAAATAGTCATTAAGTTTAAAAGTGTCAAAATGATATTGACTTAAAATTCCGTGCAATGGTTCTACATGTTTACTATCTTGAGAAAGTTTCCATGAAGTGTCTAAAGGATCCCAGTTTTCACCAATCATCCTAATCCAAGTGTGCGGTAATCCGTTTTCTTTAGCATGGCCGCCGTATTGCTCACTTAGACTATGGAAGTAATGTGTACCGTTGCCTTGCCAGTTAGTAAACTTAATTCCCATTTTGAAAGTAGCACCTGCTTCTCTAATTAAATCAGGTACGCTTATGCCTACATGGTCAATAAACTTTTTCCAGTGTTCTGTGCTGCCTTCGCCTACACCGATGATTCCTAGTTGACTAGATTCAATCATGGTGATTTTAAGATTAGGCCATGCTTTTCTCATTATTAAAGCAGACACTAGACCACTAGTTCCGCCTCCTAAAATACATAATGAATCTATCATAGGGTATATCCTTTTGTTCGATCTTTAATAATATCTACTGCTTGTCTGCAAGTATAGAATGTATCAGTGTCTAATGTAGGGACGCTGGCTACTTGCATAATTGACGCTTGTGTTAAGTGGCTATGTAATGCATCATAACATTTTTTAACATTGGGTCTATCAAACATTCTAAGCCCGTGCATAACTTGTACCCAGTTTAAAACATCATAAATGTTGTAGTTATTTACAGGCAAGGCTAGCTGATTGATAAAGTTCTTTTTAAAAATTTCTAAATGTTCTACATTAAAGTCTGTCATCTTTAAATTAGTCTTACACCACTGCCAGAACTCTGAATCATTGCGTTCAGTAAAATAGTGCAGTTGGATAAAGTCTAAAATATTAAACATCACTTCGTCAAATATTTTATTATAGTGTTTCGGTGTCACAGTATCGTTACGATCCCATGTCGCCAATGCTCCAGCTAATACTCGTGCTTGCTGGACTGTTGTAGAAATACTACTGGCTTCTAATGGTTCCACAAAGCTACTGCTCAAGCCGATACTAACACAGTTCTTAATCCAGAATCGATCAATCTTACCAGATACAAAGTTTACTTTGCGACCAATATTAATAGCGTCTGGGAATAGCTGTTGTATCTCGTCAAGCGCCTGTGTTTCAGAAATAAATTGATCGCTGAATACATACCCGTTACCAAATCTATCCTGCACTGGACTGCGCCAATGCCAGCCACTACTTAGTGCCTTAGCTAGTGTGTAAGGCGGAAGCTGTTCTTGATATGCGCTCGGAAATGCTATGGCGCTGTTCATAGGCAAGTGTGCAGACCAGTCAACCCATGTTGATCCAAGTTTGCTACTAATAACTCTACGAAACCCGCTACTGTCAACAAAGAAGTCTGCAGAATATTTTACATTGTTAGTATCAACAATTGACTCAACGAAGCCTTCGTTGTCTATTAATGCATCTACAATTTCTGCATCTATAACGGTGATGCCTCGTTCTCCACACTTTCTTAAAAATAAGCTGTTTAGCTTTTCGCTGTCAAAGTGAAACTGTGAAAAGTATTCACTACCAGGAATCATTCCGTTCATAGCTAAGTCCCAGTGTAGCTCTTCAGTACCTACCCCTTCACTAATCATTCTCATCATAGTATATGGAGTACCGGTGTAGTTGTCCATTGAAATTAAGTATTCAGGCAAACTGTGATAGTAGCTAGTACCATCTCCGTGCCAGTTTTCAAATTTGATACCTGCCTTAAGAGTTGCACCTGCTTCTCTAATCAGCTCCCAAGTTTCAATTCCAGTTGCTTTTGCAAATATGTCCCAGTGTTCAGTACTGCCTTCACCAACGCCAATAGTACCAATCTTTGCAGACTTAACTACTGTAATGTTTAAACTAGGTAACGATGCTCTCAGATATAATGCGGTCATCAAGCCTGCATTGCCGCCACCTAACACAATTAAATTTTTTGTCATATTAATTCTACAATATCAAATACTGTTTGGAGTTTTGTACGGATAGTCTTATTGCTAAAACTATTACGCAATCCTTGATGTAACGGTTTAGGAGCCCAGTCTATTGTAGACCATGCCCATGCACAATGATCTTCGCTTAGTGTTGGAACAAATTCTTTTTCAACAACGCACAAGTAAGTGTGGAAATTAAAGACTGTGTCATTACTAACGAATGTCTCAATCGGGAGTGTTTTAATAATATCGGGCATGAAGCCGATTTCTTCAACCATTTCGCGCTGAAGACCTTGCCATGGGTTTTCGCCGGCGATGTTAGTACCGCCAACAAGGCCCCATGTGCCTTGGTGTTTGCCTCTTGACTTTTGGACTAATAAGAACCTGCGACTAGCTTTAGCGTAGATCAATGCTCCGCTACATACTATTTTATCTGTTACAGTTCTAGTCTCCATTCGCCGGCCTTATATTCACCTTCAAAAGATTTAGTCCATGAAACATTGTTCCAGTAGTACTGAATTCTTTTACCATTGTATATATTAGTTTGATACAGGTCTTGGTCGGGTTCTTGAGCGTTAAATACTACTTGCCAATTTACACCATCATACTCGATAATGTCGTTAGCATAAGCAGTAAAGTTACCCCAAGCATCTGTATTTTGAGGGATGTCCTCGATGATTAGGAAACGATCACCGGCAGTTTCGCCAGTCATACCATGTCCAGGATACACTTTAGTTGGATCAATAATAGCATCAAATGTACCTAGTTCTCTGCCGCCGTTTGCACTACGGTCACCCGGTGATGGTAAATCATCATTAGGGTTTACATTAATCCAGTCACCGCTGATGATTAGTTGAGTAGGATCTGTTAAGTCAATACCAACATACCCCCAAATTTCACCGCCGCCGGGTTGTACTAGAATTAGTTTACTTGATCCAGGTACAAATTGTCCAGGGTACTGAGAAAATACAGTGTCCCATGCAATTGGTGTCCCTTGTCTAATAGCAATTTCTAAACTAGGCGCTCTAGGCAGTGCGTTTTCAGTTGCACCCATAACAGCAATGTACTTGTCGTAGACTTGGATACCAAAGTCGCTGATAGTAACAACATCTCTAGTTAGTTGATCGCTCATGGTAGTTGTACCGCCAGACAGGTCGTTGCCGTAACTGTCAACACCAGTCCAACCACTATCGGCAGCACCAAAGATACTAGTAATGACACTAGTAATGACACCAAGATGCTTGACCTTAACTGGAGGACTTAACCAGATAGGAGTTTCCAAATTCATTGTAGCAATAGAGATAGCCGAGTCTGCACCTTGAGGAACTTGTCTACTATCCCATACAAGGTCTTTAAGTTCTAAAACTGTTAAACTTGTCCAGTCAATGTAGTTGTCACTAGTTTGTAATTCTAAACTAGGATTAAACAAGACTAGTAGCTGTTCAAGAATTTGTAACTTTTGATCAGTGTTGGCCGCCCATATATCAACTTTCATAGTTAAAGTAAAAGGAGTAGGCATCAAGCGTTCGACTGTGTAATTCTTACCTTGACTATTTAGGTATTCGTTGTTATCAGAGTCGTAAGCTCTTTCTCGAATATGTAACTTACCAATGTGTGTAGCGTCTGCTAATCTTGCACGGTCCATTGATAGTCCACTAACATATACTGCAATGCGTGGAGTTGAGTTAACTGCGTTCTCTGAGTTTTGTCTAATGATAGCCGCAACTTGTCTGTCTTGATCTCCGTACATTACTGGAATTCTGTGTAATGTACCATCGCCATATTTTACTGTGAAGTTACTCAACGCACGAATAGTCTGCGTGATATATCTTCTAATTTGTCCGTCATAAAAATGAAGCATTATACATCCGCCTGCGGTTTAAGTTTAAGAGCATGTGAAAGACTTTGTCTTTCTTCAATAACATCGCCACCGATGGTATTTGTAGTTGTGTTGTTAATGAAACTAGTTTTAAGAGTCTGTCTAGTATCGTTGTTGGTCATAGTCATACGCACATTGTCTTCCATCTTAACCCAACGCAGTCCGTCATATCGAAATAGTCTGTTAGGCAAGAAGTCATTGCGTAAGAAGTAATCGTCTTTGGTAGCACCGTCTGGGAACTGCGGCCCTAATCCAAAGGCAGCGCCGTTCATTGGAATGCCGTCGCCTAACAAGTAACCACTGTAACCGTTGCGCTCAGGCGCAGGTGCAGTTGTTGCAGATAACAGCGCAGAGCTAGCATCAATTGTAGCCGCATCAGCAGTAGTTAATAAAGTTTTGCCATTAGCATCTACTGCTAGGGTATAGAACTGTCTAGTTTCATATCCGCTCATTGGAGCATCAGCTTCTGCTTGATTTAAAATAGCATCATTAATTTCTAATTCTTTAGCACGAGTACTTAGAACGCTTTCTAAGGTAACACCTTCTACTGGATCGCCGTTGGCATCTAATACAGTCTGTTTAAGAATGTCGTCATACTGTTGACCGCCAGTGATCTTTTTAAGTTTTAATCTATACAAGTGTGGGAACCAAGTTGAGCTAAAGCCTTCGCTAGCACGGCCCACATCTTCAATTACATAATAGCGAGGTAGTGCAAAGTCGTGATCGCTAAGTGCGAACTGATCACGCAAGTGCGGTAACTCTAGTACATCGCCGCTAATAGGCTTACGACCAATATACTTGATAAAGTCGTTAATGTGTACTGTCATGAATAGTGTGTCATTGTCGATAAACAAACCAAATTGACTTAGGTTAAAGTCGATGTTCTGTACATTATACAAGCCACGAATAGTGTACACACTCTCATCGTATTTTCTATCACGATTTTCTAAGAACAACAAATCTTGAATATTTGTCGGACTTTGTACATCGTAAACAGGCTGATCTACAGTACCTGTTTCAGGGCTTTTAGGGCCCAGGTATTTGTGGAGGTAAACATCAGTTCCGCCCGCCTGAAACATTTCTGAAATCTGACGGTCGATGAACTTGTAGTCGTTCCCTCGTTCTGGTTTGTATAAGGATAATCGTGGCATAATGATATTTATCGTAAGATAAATATGTATGGAGAACTAATATGTCAGATTCTACATCATTAATTGAACGCAACAAGGTATTTGAGTATGTCCGCACGATGCTGGGCGACGGCATGGTTGAGGTAGAACTAGACCCTAAGCATTACGAAACCGCGCTTACTCGTGCGCTAACACGCTACAGACAGCGCAGTCCTAATGCTGTTGAAGAAAGTTACAGTTTTCTAGAGTTAATTCAGGATCAAAACGAGTATCGTTTACCGGATGAAATTATTGAAGTACAAAGTGTATTTCGTAGAGCAATCGGTTCACGCAGTGGTTTGGGTGCAGGCGGAACATTGTTCGAGCCGTTCAACTTGGCGTACACAAACACATACTTGATGAGTGGAACTATGATGGGCGGCCTGGCAACATACGAACTATTTGCAGGATATCAAAAGTTAGTAGGTCGTATGTTTGGTAGCTACATTGAATTTAAATGGAAGCCTACAAGCCATATTTTAAACATCCTACAACGCCCGTTTGCACAAGGTGAACAGATCCTAATTAAGTCTCACAACTATCGCCCTGATTTTGTACTACTTACAGATATCTACGCAAAACAATGGTTGTACGATTACACCCTAGCAGTATGTAAACAGCAACTAGGACAAGCCCGTAGCAAGTTTGGTAGTATTGCAGGCCCTGGCAGTTCGATTACCCTAAACGGTTCAGCCCTGCTAGCCGAAGCAAAAGAAGAACTAGCAGCCTTGGACAAAGAGCTCGAAACATACATTGCAGGTGGTACTGGTTACAGTTTTGTAATTGGTTAACTAATATTTGCTCTCCTAGTACAGGTTGCTATATACTAGCAAAACTACTAGGAGATTCTTATGATTATTGGTGTATGCGGCTTCATTGGCAGTGGTAAAGATACTATTGCAGATTACCTTACTAACTTCCACGGATTCCGACGAGAAAGCTTCGCCAATACATTAAAAGATGCAGTTGCCCAAGTTTTTGGCTGGGATAGAACAATGCTAGAAGGGCGCACTAAGCAAGCTCGTGAATGGCGTGAACAAGTGGATCCATGGTGGGCAGAACGCTTGAACATGCCAGATCTAACTCCACGATTAGTACTACAGCTTTGGGGTACAGAAGTTTGTCGTAAAGGCTTCCATGATGACATTTGGATTGCCAGCTTAGAAAACAAGCTACGCACTAGCACAGACGATATTGTTATTAGTGACTGCCGTTTTCCTAACGAAATTAAATCAATTAAAAATGCAGGTGGTATTGTTATCCGTGTAAAGCGTGGCGATGAGCCAGAATGGTACAAAGATGCTGCCGATATGAACGCCGGTGATCGTTGCTTAAATTATGCCCTAGCTAAAAGTAGAATGTCTAAGCTAGGAATTCATGCTAGTGAAACAGCTTGGGTAGGCACTAAGTTCGATGCAGTCCTAACTAACGATGGCACTATTGACGAACTAATGGCCAAGGTCAAAGGTCTGGTACAAGATCCCCTTGCTTCCAGCGAACCCCTTCCTTATGAAGAATCCGTTGGCAGTTAGAACATACTGTTTTTAGATTAGCATGTCGGCAGTTGTTTAAATCACCGTCGACATGGAACACATTAAACACCTCGCTGTGTGGGCTTTTAAAACCACACTTGTCGCAGGTGTTTTTCTTTTTGTAGCTTGCTTGCTCCCATCTTGATGTTTTAACACCTCTAGCACATGGGCCGCACTGACTACGATAGAAGGGCTTACCTTCTTTATAGTAATTAATAGCAACAGGATGCTTGCCGCAGGTGCATAAAGGTCTCATACAAATATTTAAGCCTTTTTAGAACCTTTTCGCCGGCTGATATTAAGGTTAAAAAGCCAAAAACCTATAAATACAATTAGAACATGTATTCATGGAGATTAATAATATGGCTCAACTAAGTTCACCAGGCGTAAGCGTATCAGTAATAGATGAGAGTTTCTATACACCCGCTGCCCCAGGTACAACTCCTTTAATTATTGTTGCAACCGCCCAAGATAAATCAAACGGCGCAGGCACAGGAACAGCGGCAGGTACACTTCAAGCAAACGCTGGTCAAGTATATTTGTTGACAAGTCAGAAAGATTTGTCAGATACTTTTGGTACTCCTGTTTTTAAGACTGATGCAAACAATAACCCAGTTCACGCAGGTGAACAAAACGAATTCGGTCTACAGGCAGCTTATAGCTTCTTAGGTGTGAGCAATCGCGCTTATGTTGTTCGTGCTGATGTTGACCTAACAGAATTAGACGCAAGTCCTGATGCACCGGCTGGTTTACCAGTTGACGGAACTTACTGGCTAGATACTGCTAACACATCATACGGTATTTTTGAATGGAATTCTGCCGCAGAAGATGTTACTGGCGGACAATCATTTGCAGTCAAGTATCCAACAGTGATTACTGACTCTGCAAAAACAACAGGTGGCGCACCTAAGCCAAGTATTGGCTCTATCGGTGATTACGCAGTTGTAGCTTTACCAGATGTTGACTTGATTAAAGTTTGGTACAAGAAGGCATTAACTGACACAGCCGCAGGTACATGGGTTGAAGTTGGTTCAACAGCATGGGTTAAGAGTCGTCCAGCAGTAGTTGGTTCAACAACTGTAGGCACACTTACTTCTTCAGAATCTTTAGAACTAAACAGTGTTGTATTCACTGGGCACACAGCCCTAAGCACATTAGTAACAGAAATCAACGGTGGTTCAGCAACTGGTATTACAGCCGCAGCCATTAACGGTAAGTTAGAACTATACTCAACTGGTGTTGCTATTGGTGTTGCAGGCGACACTGGTATGCTTGCTGATCTAGGCATTGTTGCTGGTTCATACCTAGCACCAACATTAGCTCTTGCTCCACACTATCAAGTTCCTACATTCAAGCGTACTGATAACACTGGATCAGAAATTGGTCGTCCAACAGGTTCTGTATGGGTTAAGACTACTGATCCAAATGCAGGTGCTCGTTGGAGAGTTAAGCGTTATAACGAAGCAACACAAGCATTCGTAGAATTAACATCACCATTGTATGCAAACAATCATTCTGCACTTGCAGGCATTGATGCAACAGGTGGCGGTATCAACTTAGCAGTTGGAACAACTTATGTAAAATACAACGATGCAGGCAACAGCCCAGCACTTGCTAACTTTAAAGTTTATGCAAGAAGCGGCGTTGGCGCAACTGTAGTAAGTACTAAGACAATTAGCACACAATTTACAGCAGGTTCTGTATCATTTACAATCGCAGAAAGTTTAGTTGGTTCATCAACTTTAGCTGATCCAATCACTGTATCATTTACAGCAGTTCATAGTGTTGCTGATGCGGCATTGTTAGCTGAAGCTATCAACAACGCAACTAATACAGATACAAACCAAGGTTTTGTAAACATCACAGCTGAAGCAGTTGGCGGTGTAGTAACAATTACACACAAGACTGGTGGAGATTTCTTAATCGCCGGCATGACTGGATTTACAAATACAGTATTTCCAATTGAAGTAACTGGTTCAAGAATTACAGTTGACCCAAGTGATTCTGGCAATGCAACTAAAGCACTTGCATCACTATGGGAACCAGCAATTGATTATAATGCAGATTATACTCAAGGTCCTGAGCAACCAACAACTACAACTGCTGACGGCAAGTTATGGTATAACAGTATTGTTGACGAAGTTGATATCATGGTACATGATGGCGACACATGGGTTGGTTATGCAAACTACACTCAAAACTTAGGTGGTGGCGGCACTACTGACGCAAACGGTCCAATCGTTAGCGCAACCAAGCCTACTAAGCAGAGTGATGGCGCAACTGCACTAGCAAACGGCGATCTATGGATCGACACTAGTGACATTGAAAACTATCCTACAATTTACAAGTTCAACTACGCACTACAGAAGTGGGTATTAGTTGACAAGGCAGACCAGTCAACAGAAAGCGGTATTTTATTCCGTGACGCTCGTGCAGGAACAACTGGTGGTACAGCTACCGTTGCTCCAACTGGTACTATCCAAGATTTGCTAACTAGCGATTTCTTAGACTTCGACGCACCAGATCCTGCACTATATCCAAAAGGTATGTTGCTATGGAACTTACGCCGTAGCGGATTCAATGTAAAACGCTTCGTTCGTGATTATGTAGATGTAACTGGTGACAACCTTCGTCAAGGTGGTGAGTCAATGGGTGCATACTATCCAAATCGTTGGTTGTCAGAGGCAGCAAACGAAGAAGACGGTTCAGGTACATTTGGCCGTAAAGCACAGCGTAAAGTTGTTGTACAAGCATTGCAAGCTCTTGTAAATGCTAACCAACAAATCCGTGATGAAGAAAGCCGTGTGTTTAACTTAATTGCTTGCCCTGGTTATCCAGAGCTAGTAGGCGAAATGGTTTCATTGAACTACGATCGTGGCTTAACAGCATTCATCGTAGCTGATACTCCAGCTCGTTTAACACCAGATGCTACATCATTGAGCAACTGGGGTAACAACCAAGCAGGCGCATTGGAAGACAATGACAAGGGTCTAGTAAGCAGTGATGAATACTTAGGCTTCTTCTATCCATGGGGTTACACAAGTGACAACATTGGTAACAACATTGCTGTTCCACCAAGCCACATGATTCTACGCACTATTGCGTTGAACGACCAAGTAGCTTATCCATGGTTTGCACCAGCAGGCACACGCCGCGGTGGTATTACTAACGCTACAGCAGTTGGGTACATTACAGGCGAAGGCGAGTTCCAGTCAGTTGCATTAAACAACGGACAGCGTGACACACTAGCAAGTATTAAAGTTAACCCAATTACATTCATTACTGGTACAGGTCTTGTTAACTACGGTCAGTACACTCGTGCTAAGAACGCAAGTTCATTAGATCGTATTAATGTGGCTCGTTTAGTAATTTACTTGCGTAGACAGTTTGCACAGTTGGCTAAACCTTATGTGTTTGAACCTAACGATAAAATCACCCGTGATGAAATCAAAGGTGCCGCAGAAAGTTTACTACTAGAATTAGTAGGTCAACGAGCACTATACGACTATCTAGTTGTGTGTGATGAATCAAACAACACACCATCAAGAATTGATCGTAACGAATTATATCTAGATGTCGCTATTGAACCAGTTAAGGCTGTGGAATTCATTTACATTCCATTACGCTTGAAGAACACTGGCGAAATCGCTGGCCTAGCATAATCAACGGAGAATAATAAATGTCAATTGCAAGTTTATCAAAATTTACAGTACCGTTAGCTTCAGGCCAAAGTTCTAGCACACAGGGTATGTTAATGCCTAAATTAACATACCGCTTTAGAATTATGTTTGAAAACTTTGGTACTAGCGGTTCTACAACAGAACTAACAAAACAAGTAGCGAAAGCGGCTCGTCCAAGCGTGGACTTTCCAAATATTCCTATCGACTTATACAACAGCAAGGTTAACCTTGCTGGTAAGCCAAGCTGGAAGGAATTCACAATTAACCTACGCGACGACGTCACAGGCGCAGTAGCTAAGTTAGTTGGCGAACAACTACAGAAACAGTTTGACTTCATGGAACAAAGTTCTGCGGCTTCAGGCGGTAACTACAAGTTTACCACATCTATCGAAATGTTAGACGGTGGTAACGGTGGTAATGCTCCTGTTGTTTTAGAGCGTTGGGAATGTTATGGTTGCTACCTAAGAGCAGCAAACTATCAAACTTTAGATTACTCTGCAACTACACCGCAGATGATTGATCTAACAATCCAACCAGACAACTGCGTTCAAGTAATTAACAACGCGGCAGGTCAACGAGGAACAGCGGCTACATTAAGTGGCGGCAAGTAAAGAAAGGCCGTAAAGGCCTTTTTTTATGGTTTTTAGTTAACTACATAGTTAATTCGTTCGATAAATATTAGTATGGCAACTATACCTAATGCATATCTAAAATCTGATCCAGTTATCAGTCTACGCGATCCGCAACACGCGGCCCGTATGTTCACGGACGATAATTTTAGATTAGCACCTAAACAAAAGTTCTTATTCCATGTTGCGTTCAACATCAACCAGGCAGCACTAGTTACTCCTGCGCTTGGTTCTAGACATCGTAACGAAATTAACATGTTAGTTAAGACTGTTGACTTGCCTAACTTTACGATGAAGGTTGAAACTATTAACCAGTACAATCGTAAAAAGAATATACAAACTGGTCATTCGTTTGCTCCGATTAACATCAAGTTTCACGATGACAACATGGGTCTAATTAATCAGCTGTGGCAAAACTACTACGGCTACTACTATGCAGATCCGCAAACTGCAAGCCAGCCAGGTACATATAATAGAACTGCAACTAGAAAAGGCACTTTTATTACTAACAACTACGGTTTAGACAACGGAAGTACGCAACCATTCTTTAACTATATTAAAATTTATCAAATGGCTCGAGGCGAGTTTGTAAGCTACACTCTGCATAATCCTGTTATCAGTTCGTTTAATCATAACGGCTTAGACTATGCGGCCGGTACTGCACCGCACGATAATCAAATGGGTATACAGTTTGAAGCAGTATCATATGACTCAGGGGTAGTATCAGCTGGAGATCCAGAAGGATTTGCACTTGAGCATTACGACTTAACTCCGAGCCCGTTAACTGGAACTGATGAAGGTTTAGTATCAGCTAGCCCTACTTTCTCAACACCGGCAGCTATACAGTCACAAGGTCTTAACTTTTTAAGTACCGCTATTGAAACTGTAAACTCTTATACAAATACCAAGCCGCTAGCCAAAGCAGGCAGTAGTGTCATTACTAATATTAGCGGAGTATCAACTCCGGGCACTGGCGGCTTGCAAGGCTTTGCTTTCCCACTACCAAAATAAAATATGTCAAATTTACCATTACCACAAAGCGCAGATCGCGCCACTGAAGTTAAGTCGTTCTTTGATAAGTTTTATATCTCAGAAGTTAGCTTCCCAAGTAACCAGATTGATGCAGTAGTAGGCTTCTTCTTGAAGCGTGACTTTGATGCAGAAAGTGCTAGATCAACTGCTATTGTATTATTGAACCAAGCTCGCATTGATAATGTTAATGTATTCCAGCTAGTTGATACATTGAAAACACTAACCGATGTACAACTAAGTCAAGTTGTTGCACAGGTGCTAAACACTTATAGAGAGAAGGTTAGTTTATTAGGTTATAGAATTGCACCTATTGCAGACTTCTATGAATCTCGTAACATCCTAGTATAATATGGCATCAAAGTTTGCTCGTGGAAAATTTACTCCTAAAAATCCTGGCAAATATGTAGGCAACAAAGTCCCAACATATCGCAGTAGTTGGGAATGGAGTTTTATGAACTTTTGCGATACTAATGAGAGTATACAAAAGTGGGCTAGTGAAGCTATTCAAATTCCTTACCGCGATCCGTTGACAGGACGCCACACAGTCTATGTTCCAGACTTCTTTATCCAGTATGCTGACAAGCAGGGTAAAACACATGTAGAACTAATCGAGATTAAACCAGCTAGTCAAGCAATCTTAGAGCGTGTGGGCAAGAACAAGTACAATCAAGCACAGTTTATTAAGAATCAAGCCAAATGGGCGGCTGCTAATATATGGTGCAGACAGCAGGGCTTGAAGTTCAGAATTGTCAGCGAAAATGATTTGTTCCATACAGGCAAAGCATAAGTAAAGTTATGACTAAGAAACTCGAAGAAATCTTAAATTTACCTGAAAGCAAGAAGATTGTTAAACAGGAAGAAAAGAAGGCTAAAAAAGAAGAAGTAGCCCAGCTCTTTCTCCGCGACATATCAGAGTTCGATAAGATTGCAGCCGCACTACCAGCAGTAAAAGGCCTAGGTGATGCTAGCGACGAAGAATTCGATGCCCTAGCAAAGCGAGCTACAGATGCATACGATGACCTAATGGACTTGGGTATGAATGTGGAAGCTCGTTACAGCGGCCGTATTTTTGAAGTTGCAGGCGGTATGTTGAAAAACGCTATCGATGCAAAAGCCGCAAAAATCGACAAGAAATTAAAGATGATTGAGTTACAGCTTAAGAAGCAAAAGCTAGATCAAGATGCTGCCGGAGGCGGCGACGGTGGAATTAGCATTCCTGGCGATGGAGTTATCGTCACTGACCGCAATAGCCTGCTTGCTAAACTTAAAAGCATGGATAAATAATACATCGGGATTATACAATGAAATCATTTAAAGACTATCTAATTGAAAGCAAACAAACTTACGAGTTTAAGATTAAACTTGCAGGTGACTACGAAGATTGCACCAAAAAGATTAAAGAAGCACTTTCAAAGTTTGAAGTATCAAACTGCTCAGAAAGCAAGACAACTCCTATTCAGGAAACACAAGTTGACTTCCCAGACCATAAAAACATCGGCGTTACTATTGTTGATGTATGCTTGGACTATCCTGCTACATCAGCAGAAGTTCGCGCATTAGTAGCTGAAGCATGTGGCTGTACTGAAAGTTGTGTTAAAGTACGCAACGAAAAAGAATTAGCTGAAGAAGAAGAAGTTAACAAACCTACAACAGAACAAGTGCTAGGTAAAGACTATGCTAAAGAAAACAATCAAGGCATGGTAGGCGATAAAGGTGTTGCTAATTTCTTAAAAGAATTAAGCAAAGCTAAAACATCTCCAACACTAACACAGTACAAAGGTGTTAATGATAAAATCTTAGCAAAGAAAGCTCCTGCAGAAAAAGCAGTTAAAGCTGAAAAACTAACTGCATCTGCTAGCCCTATTAGCGGTAAGGCAAAAGGAAAATAATATGAATGAATTAAATTTTAGCTTTAGCGATCTATACAAGAAGATCCAAGCGATTGACGAATCAGTAGTAGAGCCAAAAGACGAGCTTTCAGGCGGCGCTGGCGCATCTGATGAGTGTGGAAGCATGCCATCTAAAGGTATGGAAGCTCCACTAATGGGTGAAGCTCCTGTTGAAGAGTGTGGAATGGATATGATGCCTCGCCCGATGTCTTCACCTAAGCAAAGCGATTCAGTAACAATGAATGTTAGCATGAACGGCAGCGGATCAGGCGGCATTAAAGATCTAATGCAAATCTTACGCAACATTGAATCAGGCAGTGAGCCAACTAATCCACATCCAGTAGATGCAAAAGCATTATTTGGAGATGAGGAAGAAGGTGTTAGCGAAGAACAGCAAGCCGCACATGACGGTAAGTTTGGCGACGCAACAACTAGCCCAAATGAAGTTACACTAGATATCGACTCTGTTATTCCAACTGGTAACGACATGCACAGTAAAGGCAGCGAAGCTGAGAAAGTTAACGGCGGCGGCAACCCTTACAACTCTATAGATGAATCTTTGAAGTTTAAGTTGTTCAACATGTACAACGAAATCAAAGGTCAGTAATTCGTCAGCAGTAACCAAAAGCCCACTTCGGTGGGCTTTTTTTATGTAAATAAAGTTATGGCAAAATCACTAGAAGGCGTACTTGTTAAAAAGGCGCATACTCAAGAAAAGTTTACAGAAGCGCAAGTCCAAGACTTGTTAATGTGTGCTGATCCCGTTGACGGATACTTGCACTTTGCTAAAACATTTTTCTACATTCAACACCCTGTAAGAGGTAAAGTTCTATTTGAACCCTACGAATATCAAGTTAACTTGTTAGCTAGTTATCACGATTTCCGATTCAATGTAAACATGCTTCCTCGACAAAGTGGTAAGACTACTTGTGCATCAGCATACTTGTTATGGTATGCTATGTTCCATCCTGACCAGACTATTCTAGTCGCCGCGCACAAATATACAGGTGCCCAGGAAATTATGCAACGCATCCGCTACGGATACGAACTATGCCCTGACCATATTAGAGCAGGTGTTGTTAACTACAACAAAGGATCAATGGAGTTTGAAAATGGTTCAAGAATTGTATCAGCAACTACTACCGGTAATACTGGTCGTGGTATGTCTATATCCCTACTATACTGTGACGAGTTTGCATTCGTTCAGCCAAACATTGCAACAGAGTTTTGGACATCAATCTCACCAACACTAGCAACTGGTGGTAAGGCAATTATTACTTCAACACCTAACAGTGACGAAGATACATTTGCGCTTATCTGGAAAGAAAGCCAGGACAAGTTTGACGAGTTTGGCAACGAGAAAGCAGACGGCTTAGGTCGTAACGGCTTCCACGGATATAGAAGCTACTGGGGAGATCATCCTGATCGTGATGAAAACTGGAAGGCACAGGAACTAGGACGCATTGGTGAAGAACGATTCCGCCGTGAGTACGGATGTGAGTTCTTGGTATTTGATGAAACACTAATTAACTCTATTAAGCTGGCTGAACTTGACGGACGAGAACCTATTATGAAAATGGGGCAAGTTCGATGGTACAAGAGACCAACTCCGGGTAATACATACATTGCAGCCTTAGATCCTAGCTTAGGTACAGGCGGTGACTATGCTGCCATTCAAGTATTTGAATTACCTAGCATGACGCAGGTAGCAGAGTGGCAACATAATATTACACCAATCCAGGGACAGATTAAACTGTTTAGAGAAGTATTGCGCTATATTCAAGACGAGCTAGGCGATGTTGCTATGAATAACATCTACTGGTCGGTTGAGAATAATACCGTAGGTGAAGCGGGCCTAGTTGTTATTCAAGACTTAGGTGAAGAAACATTCCCGGGATTGTTTGTAAGTGAGCCTGCTAGAAAAGGACATGTACGCAAATTCCGTAAGGGATTTAATACTACGCACGGCAGTAAGATTTCAGCTTGTAGTAGACTAAAGTTCCTAATTGAGGAAGACAAGCTAAAGATTAACAGCCGTCCGTTACTCAGTGAACTTAAGACATTTATTGCCGCAGGCTTAACATACAAAGCAAAATCAGGGCAACACGACGACTTAGTAGCGGCACTATTGCTAGTAATACGCATGAGCGTTATTTTAGCAGACTGGGATCCTAAGATCTTTGATACTCTAAGCGTTAACGGGCATGTAGACGAGGACTGGGAAGCACCCTTGCCTATCTTCATCTCTAGCAACATGTGATAAATATACTATGGACTCTAACTTAGATAAAATTGCACTAGATTTGTATGGCAAAATACAAACCCGTTTCCCTAATATTCAAATGGGGGACGAAAACGCCACTGTGTTAAGCAGAAGGGCAGATATTCCAAAGGCACGCTTCTTTGAATTTGAATACGAAGAAGGCGGTGAACCGCTAGGCACTATTGCTATTACACTAGATGCAGATGACGGTATTGTACTTCAAGTCAGCGGCGACTTAGTCAACGACAATGATAACACTACACATCACGGCGCATACAAGTTTATCAGATCTTTCAGACAATTTGCTAAAGATCGCTTGTTAAACTTTGATGTACAGAACATCGGAAAGAGCAATATGCAAAAGAGAGATTACGAGTTTCAGGCGAAACCTAAGGAACAACCAATGGAACCAATGATGGAAAACAAGATGTACGGTAACAATAAAATGAGTTACCAAGATTTAGGTGAGAATGCAAGACTTGTAGTTAAGCACAATGCGCCGGTAAACTTAGACTTGGCAGCAGGCCGCACAATGCACATTGAAAGCATCTATATCGAAAACGCACATGGCGAAAGATTTAAGTACCCTTTCAAACACCTTAACGGTGCTCGTGCTTTAGCAGAACATATTAAAGCAGGTGGAACACCATACGACGGCATTGGTAAACACATTTGCAGTCTAAGTGAAGAACTAGCAAGCCTACGCAAGTTTAAAGGTTATGTTGGTCGTCAAGAACAATTATCAGAAGCAATGGATGATATTACAAGTGTAGTATTAGAGCGCATTGATTCTATCAAGAAAGAAATCCACAGCTTACAACGCCCAGCATACTATCAAAGTTTTGCTGAGTCATTTGAAGAGCGTGAACAAAAAGCAATCCCAGAAGCAATTATGAATGACTGGATTGATCGTTTAACAATCCGTACATTCAACGAAGAGCTAACAGCAGTGTTCCCATACATTTACAATCTAGTAGATGAGTCAATGGTTCCTGTTAAAGAAGTTAGCGCCGATGATATCCTAAGCGAATTGAGCAAAGATACACTAAGCAATTACAGCGACAAAGCTGACATGGACATTGTCAAGAAGCATCGCAACCGTAGTGGTCAATCTGATGCAGGCGATGACGAAGCAGTTTCTAAAACAGACAAGCACATTGACAAGCGCATGAAAGGTATTGATCGTGCAGTTAATCGTTTGAATAAAGAAAGTTTAGATCCTGAGTTAGCGTTTGAAAATTTCATGGATTCATTAATGGCTGAAGGACAAGACGAATTGTTTAGTCCTAACAAAGATGCACAGCAAACAGCTATTGAAAAACTAAACAAAATTATGGCAAAAGAATTGAAAGGCGGCCCAGAAGGCACTAACGCAATTCAAAGCCTAACAGGTATTATTGACAACCCTGAGTTCCTAGAGTCATTGAAAGATGTAGATCCGGACTTAGATGTACGCCCGTTGATTCAACAGTTTGTTACAGCTAATGCCCCAGAGATTGCATCCCAATTAAACTTTGGCGGTGAAGAAGGTGGACAGAGTGAGCCAGAAGCAGCCCCAATGCCTGCACCTGCTCCAATGCCAGAACCAGCTCCTGCACCAGCGGCAGCACCTCCTGCACCAGTTGCAGAAGCTAAAGAAACTGCTGAGAAAGATGACAAGAAGCTAGGTCGTGCTCAGGCACTTAAGAAGTCTATTGAACTAGCTAAGAAAGCTGGCGCAACATTAGAGACACAAGTTGATTTTGGTAGCGGCACTAAGACTATCTCAGAAATTATCCAAGAGATCGGAATGACTCCGCAAGATGTTGGATTTGAGCAAGAAGATCCTTTACAAGCAATGTTAAAGTATGTTTCAGGATTCTGGAACAGAGAAGAAAAGAATTTCCCACTTGGTGGAGAGCGTGTTAAGATTAAAGTACAGAAAGAGTTCGAAGACGGTCAATTTGGTAATGCTGACCCTAGAGCACTAGCACAGATCCTAGCGTTTATCGACAAGAAAGATCCTGGATCAGCACACGGACAGCAACACGACATCTTGCGTTTGGCAGGACTTCCTGGACAAGACCGTGAAATGGATGAAGGTCCAGAAGACGCACAAATGGCCAAGTTAAATGACTTAATGGCACAATTCAACAATATGAAAATCAAGTTCGGCGATAACGAAATTGATATGAGCAACCCAGATCAAGCAGGCGATCAGATCAAAAACATGATGGGTGGAATGATGAAGGGTGTACAAGGCCAAGTACCTAATCAAAACATTCAGTTCCCAGGCGGACAAATGAATCCTGCAGACATGATGAAGGACATCATGGGCAAAATTAACTTTGGAAAATAATATGACAAAAAGAATGATCACTGAAAGCGAATTAGCATCGAAAGTTAGTTCACTAAAAGAAAAGCTAGCTAATGAAGCATGGTATAATCCAGCTACATGGGGTGGTGGCAATACAGGTGGTGGCGCCGCCACAGGCAATCCTAAGATTGCTGCTCAAGGCAAGAAAGCTGGTGCAACACCAGCACAAGGTGCTTCAACAACTCCAGTGGCTGCACCAGCAGGACAGCCAGATCCAAATGTCAAAGCACTACAAGACAAATTAATTGCAGCCGGTGCAAAAATTAAAGCAGACGGCATTATGGGTCCAGCTACTAGAGCCGCCCAACAACAATTTCCAAATGTAACTACACAATCACCAGAAGAACAGGCAGTAGCAAAAGACTTACTATCAGCAAATGATGGTTCAACTACTTCAGGCGCGGCACCTGCACCTCGTGATCCAAATGCAGGACTAGCTCCTGCGGCAGCTCCTGCGGCAGCACCAGCAGAGAAAATGGCAGACGGCGGCCCTCCTCCAACACCAGAACAACTAAAATGGTTAGGCGGTGCAGACAAGACTGATCCAATTATCCTTGCTAGAATGAGAAGTGCAGTTCCAAATGCTCCAGCGGCAGCACCGGCGGCAACACCAGCACCGGCGGCAGCACCGGCGGCAACACCAGTTGCAGAAAGTGAAACCACTGGCTATAATGAGCTACAGCGCATTATGAGCATTATCCAACACAGATAATATATTGGTGAAATAAAACCACATTTAAGCAAGAAATCTCTTGCAATGATAAATAAAAGCGTATACAATAACATGTATGCGCTTTTTGTTTTAAGGTAGATCCGTAAAACAATACTAGGCAAATTAAAGCACATAAAGGCATATTACAGGAGAACTATTATGGCAACTTTAGCAGAAATCAGAGCAAAACTTAAGGCAGCAGAATCGAAAGGTTCAAGCGAAAGCAGAACAGGTGGAGACAATTCCATTTATGCGTTCTGGAATTTAAAAGAAGGTGACGAATCCGTTTTGCGATTCCTTCCAGATGGAAACACCGACAATACCTTTTTCTGGGTCGAACGAGCAATGATCAAATTGCCGTTTGCAGGCGTTAAAGGTGAAAGCGAAAGCAAACAAATCACAGTACAAGTACCATGCGTCGAAATGTATGGCGACACTTGCCCAATCCTAACAGAAGTTCGTGGTTGGTTCAAGGATCCAGCATTAGAAGATATGGGTCGTAAGTACTGGAAAAAGCGTAGTTACATTTTCCAAGGTTTCGTTGTAGAAGACGGACTTAGCGAAAAAGAAACTCCAGAAAACCCAATCCGTAGATTCATTATTGGTCCTCAGATCTTTCAATCAATCCGTGCGGCATTGGTAGACCCAGAGTTGGAAGACTTGCCAACTGACTTTGTACACGGTTTAGATTACCGTATGAAGAAAGGTAGCAAAGGCGGATACGCAGACTACTCAACTTCAACATGGTCACGCCGTGAGCGTCCACTAAGCGAAGCTGAACAAGCGGCAATTGACAAACACGGTTTGTTCAACTTGTCAGACTTTTTACCTAAGAAGCCAACTGATGTTGAATTGAAGGTAATGAAGGAAATGTTTGAAGCTTCTGTTGATGGCGAACCATATGATATGGAACGCTGGGGTCAGTACTTTAAGCCAGCTGGCATGAGCCAGAACACTGGTGATCCACAAAAAGCATACACTCCTAAGGCAGCACCAGCACCTGCCGCATCGCATGATGATGACGACACACCTGCTCCAGTAGCTAAGGCAGCACCTGCTCCGGCAGCGGCAGCTCCAGCGGCTGAAGGTGGCGACAGTCGTGCCCAAGACATCTTGGCAATGATTCGCAATCGTCAAAAGTAATTGCACAAGCGTAGGGGGCTTCGGTCCCCTACATTCATTTAGGAGAATTAACTTATGGCTACAAAAGCCTTCGATTTATCGAAATTTCGTAAAACCTTGACTAAGTCTATTGACGGTCTAGGTGTAGGATTTAACGATCCTACAGATTGGGTTAGTACAGGCAATTATGCTTTGAACTATCTAATCAGCGGTGACTGGAACAAGGGTATTCCTTTGGGCAAGGTTACTGTATTTGCTGGCGAATCCGGCGCAGGCAAGAGCTATATCTGCTCAGGCAACATTGTCAAACATGCACAGGAACAAGGCATTTATGTTATCTTGATTGATAGCGAAAACGCATTGGACGAGCAATGGTTGAAAGACCTTGGCGTTGACACAAGTGAAGACAAGTTGCTAAAACTTAACATGGCTATGATTGATGATGTGGCAAAAACCATTCATGAATTTATGGACGAGTACAAGGCAATGACAGAACGACCAAAAGTTATGTTTGTTGTAGACTCGTTAGGCATGTTGCTAACACCAACTGACATTAATCAGTTCCAAGCAGGTGATTTGAAAGGTGATATGGGCCGTAAGCCTAAAGCACTTACAGCACTTGTTCGTAACTGTGTAAACATGTTCGGTAATTACAATGTAGGTATGGTTTGTACGAACCACACTTATGCGTCACAAGACATGTTCGACCCAGATGACAAAATCAGTGGCGGACAAGGTTTCGTTTACGCAAGTTCTATCGTTGTTGCAATGAAGAAGTTGAAGTTGAAAGAAGACGAAGATGGTAACAAGGTATCAGAAGTAAATGGTATCCGTGCTTCATGCAAGATCATGAAGACTCGTTACTCAAAGCCCTTTGAAACACTTCAAATTAAGATTCCGTACACAACCGGTATGAATCCATATAGCGGTTTAGTAGACATGTTTGAAAAACAAGGTTTGCTAAAACAGTCTGGCAACAGACTTGCATGGATTGATCCAGAAACAGGTGAGGAATTCAAATTCTACCGAAAAGAATGGAAAGATGATAAATTAGATATGATAATGAATAAATTTCATTTGATTGCTAGTGCAACACCAACCGTTCCTGAGGAGATAGACGAGAATGTTGAATGAAACACAAATCGGCGATATTTGGTTAAACTTCGTTGAGTATTTAGATAAGAAACAATTAGAAACAGTAGCTGAACGCTACATTGATTTGCTTGCTGACTTTGGTGTTAGTGACAGAACAATGCAAGGTGCTACTGGTGTAGATGAAATTCTAGACCAAGCAATTGCCTACTATCTAAATGACGACGAGTTAGGCGAAGAAGACGACGACGACGATTATAAAGAACTGGAGTTTTAATGGGCTGGTATTCTGAGATATCTAAAGACATATCGAACATTCCCGATGCGATGGAATATTTTGAGTCTGAATTAGTAGACGCAAGAAAAGAATGTCGCATCACTGGAAATGTTGAACGAGCCGCGGCACAAATGCCAGGTATTGTTGAACAACGATTTGCTCAACTTCAAGAAATTGAAGCAATTTTAGAATACCTGAACATTGAGCTTCGCAGATTAAAGAGTCAGCACTTTAGGAAGTACCTAGAGAACTATCAAAGAGCATTGAGCTCAAGAGATTGTGAAAAGTTTGTTGAGGGCGAATCGGATGTAGTTGATTTTGAAAAGATTATCAACGAGTTTGCTTTGCAACGAAACAAATGGTTAGGTATTACTAAAGCTCTGGACCAAAAACAATGGCAAATCACAAATATTGTGAAGTTGCGTGTTGCTGGTATGGAAGACGCTACACTATAATCAATTTGCCCAAACGGCATTGGATAGGCCTTAAATATTATAGGGCCTATTTTTTTGTCTAAAAGGTTTACAAATTAAAATCATGAGTGTATACTTATAACATGACGACTGTTGATCAATTACTTACAAATTTAGTGAATTCTACACAACCCACTGTAGAAGATATTATCCCTAAGCGTGATGCTCGTGTACTGCGAAGCATTGCAACGGCAATTAATGGCCCACTTTTTATTACAGAAAATCAAAGTAAGCTATTACTTAAAATTCTCCGTGATAATGAGAAAAAACTGGATTTTCTAGGTGAAGGCATTCCGGCTGTTTTGGCAGCACCGCAATGGACTAGAATTTTTAGAGAAGTGGACAAGACAAAGAAATTATATATTGGAAGAAATCCAGCCGACGAATCTGCGCTGGTTATTGAATATGCATTTTCTTCGCCAATTCGCAAAATTATTGGAAATTTGACGAAAATTACCGATGGCCCGATTGTCAGCCTTACTAACAAAATTCATCAATGTGACCTCACTGAGAAAAATATTGTCTTGGTAGTAGAGGCATTGCAGTCACAAGGTTTTGAAATTGACGAACTTGTAAAAACCCACTATGATACCATAAAATCATGGTCAGAAATTGAGGTGAAAAACCAGTTTCAGCTGACTACCATTACTCATACAAATTTTCAAAAGCAAATTACTGCGGACCTCGGTATCCACACTGCCATTGATGATTACATCATTGCTGACCGTGGAATGCGCTATCAGTACTTCACCGAAAAAACCGAAAAAAATCCGGAAAATTTGACAGAAATTGTGGCTAACAGAACCAGTACAAAAGTCTGGGTCGACAGTACAAAATATTCTTTAGACGATATTGTAAAGTCTTTGATTGAACTAAAAAGATTTCCAGTCATGTTTGTTTTTGACGGATTTAATCCAGCTAGTCAACACTCAGAATTGCATAAACTTGCAAAAACGCTGGACGAAGTGGGAATTTACGATGGCGTCGGTATGTACTTCCGATTGCCTAGTAATCCTATTGGCAATGAATTTAATGCACTAGTGAAAGAAAAGCAGTATAATTGTCAACTAGACAAAACTACAAAAGTAGTAGGTGTACAAAGTGGAAAAATTCCGAAATTTTTCCTGAATAACGAATGGAAGCCAATGAGTGTTGTTTGTATCGGCACCACATTGCGACATAGCAAGACTGCGGTGTATGCAAACTGTTGTGATTTGATTATTTCTTTTACTCCTACTAATCCAATTATTGAGACAAAAATATGGCAGTAAGATTAGTAATCAAAGATGAAGTAAACATTAAGCTAGATAACCTTCCTTTAGATGTTAGAAAGAAGTTAGCTAACACTTTTAAGTATGAGCTAGGTTATGCCAAGTATCATCCTGCGTATAAATTAGGACGCTGGGATGGTACGGTTAGCTTGTTTGGTCTTGGCGGCAATGGTTACTTAAATCAACTAGAAACAATCCTTGATGTCATGGCAAAAAATGGCATTCAAGTAGAGGATGTTGAAGACCATAGACTAACACATGATCTAACATTTCCACTAGTCACAGAAACCTACTGGGCAGATCAAGGTAAGGTATGGCCTAAAGGTCATCCACAAGAAGGCACGCCTATTATGTTGCGTGACTATCAGATCGATGCAGTTAATACTTTCCTGAAAAATCCCCAGTCAATCCAAGAAATTGCCACTGGTGCAGGCAAGACAATTACCACAGCAACATTGTCACAACTATGTGAAAGACTTGGTCGCACTATCACAATCGTACCTAACAAGTCTCTAGTTGAACAGACAGAAGAAGACTTTATTAACTGTGGACTAGATGTTGGTGTTTATTACGGCGACCGTAAAGATATCAACAAAACACACACAATTTGTACATGGCAATCACTTAACATCTTAGACAAGAAGAGCAAGGATTGGGATGCAGATCTTGCATACACCCTCGCTGAATTCCTTGATGGTGTTAAGGCTGTTATCGTCGACGAAGTACACATGGCTAAAGCAGAAGTGTTGAAGAATTTGCTCACACAGAACCTTTGTAATGCCTGTATTCGCTGGGGTCTAACAGGTACAGTACCTAAAGAAAAATATGAATCGGAGCAAATCTTTGCAAGTATTGGTCCGGTTGTAGGCGGCATCTCTGCACACGAATTACAAGACAAGGGCGTACTAAGTAACTGCCATGTTAATGTAGTACAAATGATTGACGTCAAGGAATTTAAGGCTTACTCAGACGAATTAAAGTATCTCGTTACTGATGAAGACCGAATGATTTATATTAGTAAACTTATTACAGGCATCGCACAAACAGGCAATACATTAGTTCTAGTTAATAGAATTGATTCAGGCAAATTTTTAATCAATGAAATACCAGACTCGGTGTTTATATCAGGTGCAGTTAAGACAACAGATAGGAAAGAAGAATATGATGAAGTTAGGACAAGCAGTAACAAAGTTATTGTCGCTACATATGGCGTGGCGGCTGTCGGTATTAATATTCCTCGGATCTTTAATTTGGTTCTTCTGGAGCCTGGCAAGTCGTTTGTTAGAGTTATTCAATCGATAGGCCGTGGCATTAGAAAAGCAGAAGACAAAGATTTTGTTCAAATCTGGGATGTAACTAGCACTTGTAAATATGCCAAAAGACATCTTACTGAGCGTAAGAAATTTTACAAGGATGCCAAGTACCCGTTTACTATTACAAAAACGGACTGGCAAAAATAAGGATTTATGCAAATATTAACATTAGATAACGAGACATTTAGTCTAAACAATTTACCGGATGAGGTAGATGAAAATACTAGATTCGCGGTACTAGATAACAGTAACCCAAGCGAACCTGATTTCTTTTTCATGCCGTTAATCTTTTTGGAAAGTTTCAATGCACCAGCAATGGTACTACGAATTGGCGACGATGAAGTTACTATGCCGATTGACTGGAGCATTGCAGTTGGCGATAGCTCATGTGCTAGCGATATTGAAATTTTACCATTAACAAGTTTAAATGACAGAGGTTTCGAAGCATTGTGTTTTAATCCACTTAGCAGTTTTAGAGTCGAGTTTAAAAAGATCGAAATTATTAATTTCTACAACGATGTAAAGTGGTACTTTCCTAAAATGAAAAACGGACAGCTATTGGCAACCCCTACTCATTATGGATCAAAGCCAACTTGTGCTTACTTCGTTAAAGAAATTAGTCGCCAAAGCGAGATCATTCAATTAGATAAGATCTTGTAAGCAGGTGTGTTATAATAGTAAAAAGGACATGAGATGACATTGAAAGTAGCATACTTCCAACCAACAGTACTAGCAATTGATACAGTACCTCCAGTTGAGTTTAGCAAGATTTATACTCTTGCTGAACAGCTACACGCACATCCAGAATACAATGATGCGGATAATCCCTTCATTAGTATTCGCGGAGGACAACAGATCCAAGTATATCCTAATCAGCTGAACATCGATGTTAACTGGTTAGTTAAGTGGATTGAAACAATCTGTACAGG